ACGCCAAGGCGCAGTCGGTCGTTCAGACCGCCAATGCCGACCTTGCGGCGATGGCTAACTACGAACTGAGTCAGGTTGGCGGAATCAAGCAGATCACGCCTTCCAGCTTGGGCGACCTTTCCATCGAGGAAATCTCAGCCTCCTAATGCCATACTACTCGGACAACCTAGACGACCTTCTGGCGTTTGACGGCATCCGCAGTTTTGCGGGTGGTCAAGCCAGCGGTCTGCAATCAGACCTCTTGGCTGAGAACCAAGTTCAGCAGTTGGTCAACATGACCCTGTCTCCCAAGGGGAGCCTTGAGACCCGGCGTGGGTTGGTCAACTTCAACACCACGGCGACCAGCCAAGAGGGGTCGATTGGAGGAATGCGGTATTTTGATACAGCGCAATACGAGGATCTTGTCAGCGTAACGCAAGGCAGGCTTTACAGCATCAACTCCAACGGCAGCGCAACCCTACATCCAGCCGACGAGATTTGGAACAATACCAACAGCACATGGGACAATGACGCACAACAATGGGCTGACGGATTTTCAACAACTTTCGATACCAAGGTCAGCATGGCGCAGTTCAACGACAAGATGTATCTGGCCGATGCCGACGGCCCGCTTTATTTTTACGACGGCGACATTGCCGCAAGGCAGGGCGGCAAGGTCAGGGCGATTACCGTTTCCACGGGCGGCACCGGCTACACCAGCGCAACCGCAATTGTGACCGGGCCGGATTGGGGCGGAACCTTGCCTACCCTGATTACGCAGGTGGCCGGTGGGGCTGTCACCAGCGTGACGGTGGTGGATGGCGGGTCTGGCTATTCCAGCGCACCGACCGTAACCATTATTGGAAATGGGTCTGGAGCAACAGCCACCGCCACGGTCAGCCCTCCTCCGCTCAATCTAAGGATTTTAATCAACACTGGTAACCGGCTCTTTGGCGTTGGATCAGCAGCCAACCGAAATACGCTTTATGCTTCCGACATTCTGGATGCCTCCATTTGGGATGCGGCAAACTCGGTCATCGTAAACGCCGATGACGGAGATGAGATCACCGCCATCGTTCCCTATTACGAGAACCGCATCATCGTCTTCAAGAAACGGCGCATATTCCAGGTAACGATCCCTCCCGACATGACCAGCGCGGCGGATTGGGTGATCCAGCTTATCTCCAATAACACCGGGTGCGTGGCGGAAGGTTCAGCCGTACAGGTCAATTCCGACATCTTCTTCCTTTCCGATGACGGCATCCGCTCGCTGGTCCGGTCTGCGGCGGACGATTTCACCTCGGTAGGTCTGCCATTGTCAGAGGTTGTCAAGGATGTGATTCAGGAAATCAACGTGGCCGAGATTGGGATCTGCACGGCGGCCTTCTACGACAACCGCTACTTCCTTGCCGTGCCGACAGCGTCAAACGATTTTAACGATACCATCATTGTGTACAACACGGTACTGGGGGCATTTGAGGGGACTTGGACTCCGAATGTAATGCAGTTTGCTTTGACCAATTTCCAAGACGAAGGGCTTCGGCTGATGAAGAAGTCCACCACGGGACAGATCCAAAAGTACAGTGGATACAAGACCCCGGCACAGGTCACAATTGCCGACTACCAAGATGCCGGAGTTGACTACGAATCCTATGTCCGCACCGCTGATATGGACTTTGGCGATCCTTTTGCCGAAAAGCATGGCAGCCACTTTGAGATTGTCTTTGACGACTCATTTTCTACCGATACGACCATCTCCATCCAGCGGGATATTGATGTTGGCGATATTGACGTTCAGCCCAACCTCAATATCTCCAGTGCCGCTCTAACCCTGCCCTTTGTTCTCCCGGCTCAGTTGCCGTCCTCGGTCAAGAAAAGGCTTGCCAGCGACCTACGGGCGTACCAGAAATGGCGTTTGTTGAATATCAAGATCCAATCGGCGGCCAACAAAATGGCCATCCGCCAAATCACGGCTGCGGCCAATCCTGACACCATTGAGGTGCAGAAGAACATCTCGTGACGGCTGTGGAGTTTATCGAGGCTTCCGGCGTACCGGAATCAACCTGGCCAACCTTTAGGGAATGGTTTGATTGGCACTCTGAGCGTGGATTGGTTGGGGTAGCCAAGGATGGGGATGAGGTTGCCGGGGTAGCCATTGCCAGGTGCATTAAGGGCATGGAAGCCCCTGAGCCTTATGAACATGACGAAGCTGGAGAGAGTGTGTTCGTGGACTTGACCGTGACCTCGATTGATGGTAAAAGTAACGCTTTGAGTCGCAAGGCTCTAAAGTGCCTGCTGAGTATCCTTTGGTATAGATTCGGTCCGCGCAGGAGGATCACATTCAAGCGTAACGGCTTTTACAAGGAGTACGACTACTACAATTTTATGCGAAAGGCACTAAACTAATGGGCGGCGGACCATCCATCCCGGCACCCCCTCCTCCTCCCGACCCCCTAAAGGCGGCGCAGGCCAATTCCCTTTTCTACCGATCCTCGCTGGAAACCTACGTTGAGAAGGCTCCAGACATTGCGGCCTTGGAAAACGCCCTTCGAATCAAGTATATGCCCGAACAGCGTCAGTTGGAACGCCAGCTTTCCGCCGCCGACCAGCTTGCCCAGGTTCAGACCGGCCTCCAGCTTGAGAGGCAGTACGGACCGCAACGCACGATGGAAACGCTTCGTCGGCAGTACGAGTATAGCCCGGAAGCCTTTGCCCTGAATCGTGGGCTTGGAAGTCAGCTTACCCGCCAGTTCGAGCGCACCTATGGGGTTAGCCCGTTTGCCAGCGTGGAGCCAATGGTTGCCTACGGCGGCGGCGTGGCTCCGGTCAATTACACCGGAGGCATTGCTCCGCAGATCGGTGCGCCTGCCTATACCACCGAGATTGGCGATGTGTTGGCGCGTAACGTAGAGGCTCAAAAGAAGACGACCGAGAAGTTTAGGGCTGGGGAGATTTAATATGGCAAGCGTAGAAGATCTTCGTAAAAAAGTAACAGATCTGAACACAAAACTTTCCGAAATGGAAAGTTTTAGTGTACAAACATCTACATCAAAACAAGCTGCTAAAGCAAGAAATCCAAGAAGCGGAACAAGAATTACCGGATATGTTGATGTTCCTGTAACAAATGTTAAAAAAAATCCTGAATACGAAAAAACTCTTACACAGCTTCTTTCGGCGCAAACCGAATTGCAGGATGCAATTTACAATCGCGAAGGATCATATAATACACTAGCCGAACAAATTGCCGGTCTTACTGGCCGGGATCGACTTGCCGGAGTTGGTGCTGGATTAAATCAGGCACTCAATCAGCTTGGCTCTGGCAGGAACTATGGCTCGTCAGATCTTGGCTCTCGCCTAAACTTCCAAGTATCCGACCAGCAGATTGTTGACGATTACAACGCAACCCGCCTCGGTCGCCTTAACCGTATTGCGGAAGACGGAAACTCGCAGATTGCAGGAATTCAGGCGCGTATTGATGCGGCCAATCAATTGCTTGAAAGCCTTCCGGCAAAAGATCCTCGTAGAACCTCTGCCCAAGTTTCCATTGACCAGTTAAAGGCAGACCTTGCCAGCGTGCAGGGTGCGGTAACAAAGGCTGGGCAACAGATCGCCGATTTCAAACCAATCACAACCGCCGACGATGAGGGGCTTAAAGAGATCACGGCGTTCCGTGAGTTTATCAAGTTGCCTGAGGAACGCGCTGGCGAACAACTCAAACAGATTGACCCGGAATCCTACAAAACCGCAGTCGGCCTCGGGCAACGCTATCGTCAGCTTGCGACGGAGGAGTTGCCTGCAACGACGACTCCGCAGACGGAACAACTTCGCAACACCATCGAACAGGAAGCACTCAACCAGCTTCGCCTTGGCTCGACCTTGGGAGCCGAGGAAAGGCGTGGATACGAGCAGGCGGTGCGTGCCGCCCAGACCGCCCGTGGCAACATCTTTGGCCTTGGACCGGCAGTGCAGGAAGCGGCGCAGATTGGTGCCGCCGGGGAACAACGCAAGCTTGCGCGTTACGGGGCGGCGCAGCAATTCCTGGCTTCCGGCGAAACGACCGGTGGAGCAGCCGCCCGTGATCTTGCGCTTCGCGAAGGCTTGACCCAGCAACGCCTTGGTGCGGCTTCCGGCTTCTTGGCTGGTGGACCCTCGCTTGCCAACTTGGCCCAGCAACGGCTAGGACAGCAGAACCTTGCGGCGCAACAGTACATTCAGGCCAATCAACCCCTGCCTGGGCAGTTCCAGACTCAGGGTATGCCGCAGCGGTTTTATCAAGCTGCAAATCCAGAAATTCCAGTACAGCTTGCTGGCAATGCAGCCAACATCTACGGAACCATGTCTGACTATCAGGCTCAAACCTACGGAGCCTATACTCGTGCTGTCGCATCACAGCCGACCGGCGCACAGCAATTTGGCTCGATTCTTAGCGGAATTAGCGGCTTAATACCGAGCTTTAGCTTTAGCAAATAAGGAGAAGTTATGCCGATTCAGTTTAATATCGAGGGGCCGGAAACCAAAAAAGCACGGGAAATGACCCAATCATTACAGGAGGAGCAACTTCGCCGATACCAAGAAGACAGAATGGCAAGAGAGTATGAGGCATCAAGACAAGTGATGCCTTATGAAAATTTCAAGATCAATGTTGGTGGTGAAATGGTTGATTTTCGTGCCTTAAGTCCAGAGCAAAAACAGGCATGGAAGCAACAGCAGGAAATGAATTGGATGATGGATCAAAGTGTTAAGATGGAAAATTACAAGAAAGAGATGACCAAGGCACAGGTTGAAATGGATAAGTTAAATCTTGAAAGGGCGAAAATAGGATCTGAAATAAATAAAGGAAATGTAAGACCTGGACTAGATATTCTTCCAATCACAAAACCTTATACAGAGCAAATGTCTGAAATTGACGCAAGGATTAAGGAGCAACAGGAAAAATATATGCGTGCCGGTTTTGGAGCGCAATCCATGACATCAGAAACAATGCCATCTTCTTACGGTGTTCCGCCTGTCACAAAACCACAACCAGCACAGCCAGCCCAACAGGCACAACAGCCGCAAGCCCAGCAGGCACCAGCGCAACAAGCAGAAATCCCATCCTATGCCGACGAGGCCGCAGCCAAATCCGCAGGCGCAAAGGTTGGGGACATTATCATCCTTCAAAACGTTAAAAAAGCAGATGGCACGGTTGGTCCGGCAAAAGTAAGACTGACCCGTTAATTTATGGGCTACGAAGTCCTAGAGGACGAAAAGCCCGGATACGAAGTCCTGCCAGAAGAGCAGGCCGGATACGAGGTTGTTGAGGAAATTACGACTCCCAAGCAAGCCGAGAAACCATCCGTTCAGGCAGAGCCAACCGAGCCGGTAAATCCATCTCTTATCGGAGCATCGTTAAGATCGGTTGGAGAGCAGGTTATTCCTGGAGCCTCTGCCGTAGCTGGAACTCTTTTGGGTGCTGCTGCTGGTGTGCCAGGCGGCCCTGTTGGCATAGCTGCTGGTGCATTGGCTGGCGGTACGCTTGGATATAAAATAGGCGAAACAGGCCAGCAAGGTTTGGCTAGGCTTTTGGCCGGAGAGCAGGGATATGAGGATTACCAAAGGCTTCGCGAGGCCGATAAATCCAGATACCCAATAGCCACAACTTCGCTTGAAATTGCGACACCAATTGCAATTGGTGCCGGTGCAGCAAGACCTACGCTTGCTATTGACAGATTTCAGCAAGCCTTTAAACCGCAGATTGCGCCTGTTGCAAGGGCAACGGAAGAGGCTACCGCTGGTCAGCCAATTAGACCTGGAACAGTTGGTGAGGCAGGATTCGAAAGTGGAGTTAAAGCACCTGAATTTAAGATGCCAGAACCTCCCAAGGGTTATGCAATAGCCCAAACTGCGCTTCGTGAGCTTAAATCAGAGAAAGTTCCAACTGCCGTTAAGGCCGAGATTGCAACTCAGCCGGATACGGTAAGGAAAATTTATGGAGTTGCGGCAAAGCGAGGAGAGCTTGAGGATTTGCCAACAAATGAACTTGAAAAAATTGCAAGAGAAAGCACCGATCCAATTGAAGTTCAGGGGGCAAGCGCACTTCTTTATGGAAGAAAGGTGGACGAAAATCCAGCCAATGCAGCGGCAAATTTTAATGAGTTTGTTAAACTAAACTCATTGTTTGGACTTGGATTAAGAAATGCACAGGAATATATAAATACTCCAGCCGGTTACGTTTCAATTTTAAAACAACAAGCTGAATCTGTTGGAAGAAAAATACCAGCACAAGTTGAGCAAAGGCTTACAGATTTATTTAATAAAAGCAAACAATCAAAAGATGCGCTTAAAGCTGCAATAAACAATTATAGAAATAACCTAACGGACGATTCAGCAAAACTTGCCGAAGAAGCACAAAAAACCGCACAGCGTGATGCTGTAGAACTTCAACGATATTCAAGAAATGTAATACCAAAAAGATTTTTAACT